GGCCCGGCCTCTCGGATGACCAAACCAAAAGGATATTTTTCATGCGTTACGGTCCCCTGTTTCCCTACGCTGGCGCGCGACCGCTCCAGGAGTATTTCCTCAATGCGAACGATGTCGGCAACCCCGACTTTGGCGCCGGCTACAACGGCCCGGGCTCCGTGCCCCCGTTCATGCCGCCGGGTGCCATCGTTCCCGCCTATGACAATTATTTCGGCGGCGTCGAGCTCATGTATTGCTACTTCAACGGCGCAGTGCAGCCCTGGGCGCCGGTCACCATCAAGCCCTCGAGCGCATTGGTTGCCGGGCGCTTTGTGTTTGTGGCCTCGCCGGTCGCGAACACCGCGAACCAGGCGCGTCCCTTGGGTATCTCGCTCGCGCTCGCGGCGGCCGGTCAGTACGGCTGGGTCGCGGTCTCGGGTTTGGTGCCGTGCCTCTCGACCGCCTCGGTTGCGGCCGATGCGGCGCTCGGGATCACGGGTGCAGGCACCTTGGGTGCAACCTCCGCAGGCAAGGAAATCGAGAATCTGGTCGGTGTGTTGCCGGCGACCACCACGGTCGTCAAAAACAACGCAACCATCGTCTCGGGTTCGCCCATCATCCAGTTCACCGGCAATAACACTATCGATGGCCTTTTCATCGGCTGCGCCCTCTCGGGCACCGGTATTCCGGCCAACGCAGTAGTGCAGACGATGGACCCGGATGGTCGGCGCGTGACCATGTCGACGGGCCCGGGCGTCGGTGGCTCGGCGCTGAATGCCACGGCATCCGGCGGCGTTTCCATCACGGCGACGTATAACGATGGCACCAACTTCTACAACATTGTCCAGGCGAACCGGCCGTTCTGCCAGGGCCGCATCACCTAGGAGTTAAACCATGCCATTGCAATCTCGCGCAATCAGTTCCGGGCTGTCCGCGGTGCAGATAGCGGCCATTCAAGGCACCACCGCGAACAATCTGACAGCGACCGGTTCGACGCAGGGAACGGCGCTGCCGCTGCCGGCGGATATCAACAAGTTCACCACCGTCGCGGCCTCGACCGGCGCGATCATCCCGGCGGCCAATCCGGGAGACTCGGGAACGGTGTTCAACGGCGGGGCGAACGCGCTCTCCCTCTATCCACCCGTCGGCGGGAAGATCAACGGTCTTGGAACCAATGCAGCCTATTCGGTCGCGGCGGCAACGCCGTATGTCGATTGGTATTGCATTGATCCTCTGACCTACATCGCCTCGCAGTCGGCGTAATTCCCCACCGGGGGCTGCTCGCGGGCCCCCATTTTTTCCCCCTTTTGGAGAACCCAAAAAATGCTTACCGTATTTGACAAGCGCCCGCCTTACGTGAAGTTCGAAGAGCGCGAAATGGGCTTGGATCCCGAGGCGACCAAGAAGGAAGGCCGCCCGATCCCGCGCACCGTGGTGCTCGCCCTCATCACGGCGCACGGCGCCAAAGATACCCATGAAACGATCGCGACCGACTGGCTCGAGCGGCTGCGCGTCCAAGGGGCGAACGGCGATGAATATGCCGCAAACTGCTATGACCGATTTTCCAAGCAATACGAAGCCTGGCTCAAGGGCCATGAACTGCCGCGCGATGGCACCCCGGTCAAGACCTGGGCGATGTGTACGCGCGAGGCCGCAACGCGGCTGATCGCGATCGGCATCACCACGGTCGAGGATTTGGCCGCGGTCACCGATAACACGCTCTCCACCATTGGCATGGACGGCCGCTACTTGCGCGACATGGCGCGCGGCTGGATCACCGAAGCCAAGGATAAGGGCGCGAATGCGAAGGCCTTGGCCGATGCCAACGTCGAAATTACGCTCCTGCGCCAGCGCATCGAAGCGCAGGACAAGCGGATCGATAAGCTCCTGCAGCGCCTCGAGGCCGCCGATGACGATGAACCGAAGCCCCGGCGCGGCCGGCCCCCGAAAGCGGAAAGCGCCGAGGCCTTGATCTAGCCATGGCACTCCTGGATGTGGTGCAGTCGGTCGCGGTTCGCTTGGGGCTCGGCAAGCCCGCGGCCGCGGCGAGCTCGACCGATACCAACATCCTGCAAATGGTCGAGTATGCGAATGAAGCGGGCCAAGAGCTCGCCAAACGCTACTCATGGCAGGCGCTGAACAAAGAAGCAACCTTCATCTGCCCGGGCGCTCAGGGCGGCATTCTCACCTTGAAAACCCTGGTCGGCGGCTCAGGGTATAACGCGGGCCTCTCGAGCCTGTACAACTTGGTGCCCCTGACTGGCGGCACCGGCACTGGGGCGCTTGCGCAGATCACGGTCACCAACGGTGTGGTGACCGCCTGCAACATCGCGCAAAACAGCCAGGGCGCGGGCTACACGGTGGGCGATGTGCTCTCGGCGAGCCCCGGGAACCTGGGCGGCTCGGGCTCGGGATTTTCCGTCACGGTCGCGACCACCGGTTACGTTGGGATTGAGCTGCAAGGCACGATCCAGGCCTTGACGGGCCCGGATTTCGGCACCGTGACCAATGAAACGATGTGGGACCGCACCACGCGCCGGCCGGTCTATGGGCCCAAGTACGCGGCCGAGTGGCAGCAGCTCAAAGCGCAGCTCATGCAGGGCCCCTGGTGGCAGTACCGCATCCGCGGCAATCAACTGCTCTTCATCCCGCCGCCCTCGCCCGGCGATCAGATTTACTTCGAGTGGATCAGTCTCTATTGGGTCGCGAATGCCGTCACCCCGACCACCGGTTCCCAAACGGCCTACGTGCTCGATACCGACGTCGCGATCCTCGATGAGCAGGCCATCAAGCTCGATACCTTGTGGCGCTACAAGGCATCAAAGGGCCTGAACTATACGGAAGATCAAGACAAGGCCGAGGCGGCGATCGCGGACTTGATGACGCGCGACGGGGCCGCGCCGCGGCTCAATTTGGCGGGCGCGCAGTCGGATATTTACCCAGGCGTGCTCGTGCCCGCCGGCAACTGGGGCCATTAAATGCCCGTCGGGCAGGGCTTGGGCGTCGCCCGGCGCGCGAGCCCTCAGGTCAAACAGCAGGTCTCCGTCACCCGCTCGATCATGGCGCCCACGGGCGGCGTGAATGCGCGTGATGCGCTCGCGAACATGCCGGCCAATGATGCCGTCATCCTCGATAACTGGTTTCCGACGCCCTCCTATGTCGGTGTGCGCAATGGCTGCGCCGCCTGGGCGACGGGGTTCGCCGCAGTGCCGGAAACGCTCGCCGCTTTCAATGGGCTGTCGACCCGCAAACTCTTCGCCTGGGCGGGGGCGAATATTTTCGATGTGACGAGCCAGGCGCCGATCGGCGCGGCGGTCGTGTCGGGGCTCTCGAGCGCGCGCTGGCAGACCGCCATGCAAAACGCGGGCGGCGGCAATACGCTCATTTGCGTCGATGGCGTGGATGCGCCGCTGCGATACGACGGAAGCGCGCAAGGCGCGGCGCAACTCTTGAATAATCTGGTCGGCGGCTCGGCCTACACGGCCGGCACCTATACCAATGTGGCCTTGACAGGCGGCACGGGATCAGGCGCCCGCGCGACCATCACCGTCACCGCCGGCGCCGTGACCTCGGTGCTCATCACCACCCCCGGCACGGGGTATCTGGTCGGCGATACGCTCTCGGCGAACGCGGCCTCGATCGGCGGCACGGGATCGGGTTTCTCGATCAAGGTGCAGCAGGTCGGCGGCTGGTCGACCACCACCATCTCGGGCACCAACACGCTCACGGGCGCCGCGCTCAACCCGAATAATCTGATCACGGTGACCATCGCGCAGCAGCGCGCCTGGTACATCGAAGCCAACACGATGAATGTGTGGTACGCGACGATCGCGGGCTATCAGGGCGTTTTGAATTTCCTGCCCTTGGGGCAGATTTTCAAGATGGGCGGCTACCTGATGGCCATGGCGACCTGGACGGTCGACAACGCGTCGGGCATCAATGATATGTCGGTGTTCATCTCGAGCGAGGGCGAGGTCGCGGTCTTTCAGGGTTACGACCCCTCGACGGTGGCCACCTGGCAGCTGGTGGGCACCTTCCGCATCGGCCGCCCGGTCGGCCGGCGCTGCTGGTGCAAGTATGGCTCGGATGTGCTCGTCATTTGCGCCGATGGGCTGGCGCCTTTGTCCAAGTCGCTCCTGACCGATCGCACGCAACCGGATGCGCTCCTCACCAACAAGATCGTGAATGCGATCAACTCGGATTTTGCCGCCTACGGCAATAATTTCGGGTGGCAGTGCCTCGAGCACCCCTTGGGCAACAAACTCATCCTGAATGTACCCGAGCAGGTCGATGCGGTCGCGCATCAGTGGGTGATGAATACGGTCTCGACCAGTAACGCCTGGTGCCGATACAAGAATTGGAATGCGACCTGCTGGGAGGTGCAGCAGGATTCGCTCTACTTCGGCGGCTTGACCAGCACGGGCGCCTTTGCGGTGTTCCTGGCCGATACCGGCACGACCGACAACGGCAATGCGATCACGGTCGATGTGCTCCCGGCCTTCACCTACTTCGAGGAGATGACCGAGAAGAGTTTCAAGATGGCGCGGCCGATCTTTTTCGGCTCGGTCCCCGTGAGTGTGCCGCCCTTGGTGCTCTGCGTTGATTTCCAGATCGCGACCGTGAGCGCGGCGCCGCCTTTGAATGTGACCTCGATCGCCCCGTGGAACACCTCGCCCTGGAATACCACCCCCTGGGGCGGCAAATCGGCCGTGGTGCCGACCAAAAACTGGCTAGGAGTGAATGGCATTGGATACGCGGCCGCAGGAAGGCTCACCTTCCAAGTCAAAAATATCGCGCTTCAATGGCACTCGATTGACTATCTCTACGAGCGGGGCGGCCCGCTCTAGGCTGATCTTCGATGACCATGAGCGCATCGCGAAATGGTGCGAGGAGCGCATCGAGCATTTCTCGGGCTGGGGCTCGGACCCGCGGGCGATCGGGCTTGAGTCGCGCGGGATCTTGCGGGCGGCGGTGGTCTATACCAACTACAGCCCGGGCAATGTGTT